CCGTCCGGCGAAACCGAATCCTCGCCGATCAGCGTACCGTCAAACTTGTACGCGGCTTCCGTCTCCTTCGTCACCCACGGATTCCAGACGAGTTCGACAGTCTCGAAGTCGTTCTCGTAAATCTGGACCGTCGCGATGACCTGACGCGGATTGCCAGGATTTCGCATCAGCGGAGCGCCAACGCCCGCGTTACCGATACCCGTGAACGTGCGCGAAATCCGACGCTTCACAGGCGCCGACGCCATCAGCGTAACGGCCGGCGTACCAAGGTCGGCCATGTTCTGAAGCACGTCGAGAACCATGTCTTCGGTGAGCGACGCAGGCGAGTTGTCCGTGCCGCCGGAGTCCCTACGATTCGCAGCCTGCTCGCCCGTGTGTCCGGTCGAGGAGAACGAATCGAGCGTCTTCATGAGACGCACACCGGCCGTCGAGCCGGTCTGATCGCCGCCCTTCTGAAGCACCGAGAAGAAACGAGCCTCAACCGCACGGAGAAGCTCCTGCTCGACCTTGCGCTGGCTGTGCGCGAACGTATCGCGGATGCCGGCCGGATTCATGAGAATCTGGTCGCGCGTGACGAGAATGTCGTCGCGGAAATTCTGCACGAAGTTCTGGCGCCGACTCGGAACGGACATCAGGCCGGCCGAGAAGTTAGCGCCTTCCTTCACGCCCGAAACGAGCGAACCAGTCGCAGCGCCGCCGCTCTGCACGCTCTTGGGATCGCGAAGCGAATCCTCAGGCCACTCGTGCGTAGTATGCGTACACACGGTCGAAGGCGCCATAGCCAGAAGCGGCGTCTTCGTCTGCGCAGCAAGAACGAGCGCGTCAGCGAGATCTTCGCGATTGATGCCGGTTCCCGGCGTATTGCCGTAATCGGCGATTGCAACTGCATTAGCCGGAGTCAGACCTGCGGGCATCGGATGTTCCCTTGAAGCGTTCTAGCTTCGGTTGATTTGCTACGACTGCGCTAGCTGCTGGAAGTACTCTTCCGAAGGCAAGCGCGGATTGACAAACAGCTTCTCGAAGTGCGTCCAATCACCCGAGTCAGCGTGATTAAACGCGGTCGCCATCTCTTCCATAGTCGGCTGGCGCTTCACATTGTCGTTGCGCGCCGTCCCACCATTCGCACCCGTGCCGCCGACGATCTGCGCATCAGGACGAGTATCGGCGATCATCTCGTTACGCTTACGCGCACGGCCCGTCGCCCTCGCCTCCTGACTGATCTTCTCGTCCATTACCCGACGAGTCTCGGCATACTCGATTGCGAGTCCGTACGCACCCTTCTCCTTGGCCGCTGCAACGATCTGCGCAACTTCAGGAGTGCCGGAGATGTACGAATTCAGCTTCTGCACGTCGAAATCACGATGATCCTTCTGATACGCCTGAATCGCCTCGGACTCCCGAACCGCCCCGCCGAACTGCTTCTCGAACACGTTCTGCACCGTCCGCTCGATCATCGGCGCGACCTCGCGCTCAAGGACCGGGGCAAAGTGCTCACGACTGATGCCGTATTCCCCAAACTTCGCATACGGGTCATCACCGGACTGGGGGGAGGGCTGATTCCGCTTCTCGATCTGTTCGAGACGCGCAGTGAGTGCCTGATTCTGCTCGACGAGCTTCGGAAGCGCTTCGCTCACCTGAGTAATCGTGCGCGTAAGCGCGTCGGGAATGGCCGGCGTTTGCCGCGAAGCCTCTTCGGCCTCAATCTTCGCGCGGGTTTCGTTGACCATTCGATCGAAAATCTGCTGCGGGGATGCTGGCATGACAGGTTCCTTTCGTGAAGTTGACGATGTGATACTAACAAAGCGGCACGAACCTTGCAACTACAACGTTGACTCGTCTATCAGACTTCCTCGGCCGTAGTGGGCGATAGCGTCGTCGTACGCCTCTCGCTTGGCATTGATCCGCTCCTCGATCTCAGCCGCCCGCTCCGATTCCGCGATGAGCTTGGGCTGATTCAAGAGCATCTCCGCAAGATCAAGAATGCCACGGATATAGTCGTCCGGCAGGGAGTGTTTTCGGGCGATCGAAGGATCCCGAAGGGCAGCGGTACACGACATCTGACGGGCCGTGAGGAGCGGTTCGATGATTTCTTTCCAGAATTGTGAAGCCAGACCCGTTTCGATCAACTGCACTCGATCGACAGACACGGCGATCCTTTCGTTAAGGGGCAGCCCGCGTGGCGCAAACATGAGCGCGTTACTACTGCCATGAACAGTAGGGCAGAACTGCCCCGACTTTGTTAAGCGCCGGCCCCCACGATACCCGCCAGGGAGTTTAGATTGCCAACGGCGCCCGGAGAACCTTCTTTCATGTTCAGATCGGGAATCTTGCTTGCGTCGCCTCCGACAGCCGCCAAAAGCTCGGCCATCTGGGGATTCTGAGAAAGAAGTTCGTTGACTTCGTGACCGAGGCCCATTTCACGAGCGATCAGCTTGATCCAGCCGGCGCTAGAAGCAGCCGCCGCCAGCGACGGAGACTGCCCGATGATCTGCGTCATCAGGAGGAAGTCCTGAATACGATCACTTCGGATCGCGCGCAACTGCGTACCGACAGCCTTCGCCGAGTAATTGCCCGTCAGATCCTTCGGATAGATCGTACCGCGCTCGACAGAAATCGAGCTTCCGGTCTGCGGATCTGTCTTCATCGCGTTGCCGAGGATCAGATATTCCTTCGGCGGAATGAGAAATTGCTTGTCGTGCGCCATATAGGCGTCAGCGAGCGGTTCAAGAATCTGCTGCTCGAACAACATCGCCTCAAGCACGAGGCGCACAGCAACCGCTTCCGCGCGCGAGAGATCGCCTCTAGCCGTCGAACGGCCAGGAGCACGGACACCGATCACAGACTCATCGAGAATGCCGCTGACTCGCTGCATGTACTGCCAAAGCAACTGCGTCGTCTCGATTCCAGAACTGAGTCCCTGAAGATTGACCTGACCCGGCATCACGACGTTCTGCGGATTTCCAGTAACGGGAATCCAACGGCCGGGACGCAGGAAGAGATTGCGCGGATCGACTGCGGCGTTGCGATCGAAGATGAACCAAGGATCAATCGAAACGTCGAGAGCGTCGAGGACTTGGTTCGTGAACTTGTTGATTCCAAGCTGCATCTGCGCGGCCATCTCGCCACGACCCGGCGCGAAGAAGTAATGAGGGTCTGGGTTGAGGGAGCACGCAAGGTACGGACGCTTCGAAAGCAGGAACGGGAACGTCTTGTCTCGGAGCAGGAACTTGCCGTTCGCAACGGTGAGCACGCGGAACGTGCCCGTCGAATCGGCCGGCAACAGTTCCGTGGGCGTCTCGATTCCAACGTACTCGACGATCTCAACGGGGCGTGAATAGCGCTCGCGCAGTCGAGCCGTCTCGTCGTCCGCCGTCCACATGCCCTGACCACGCATCGCCTTTAGAGAGCTAAGCGCAGTCGTCGCTCCGGTCCCGGTGAGTTCCATCTCGCGCACGACCTTCGGATCGAACAACGGCTCACGCGAACCTCCCGGCACCGACAGCGCTTTGACTTGCGTGAAGTCGAGCCAGTAGCGCCGGCCGAAATGATCCATGTCGTGAATGTCTTTGATTCCAGGCTGCGGAAGCGCGTCGAGCGGATCGATGATCTCGAAGTTCGGCCCGTCGAAGTTGATGACTTCGCGCTCGATGTACGTTGCGACCGTCTGCTCAGAAAGCGGAGCGAAGTCCGTCGCAGGCACAAGGATCTTGCTCTTCTCGTACTTCCAGCCGTGCTGGATCGGACACGTTCCGTAGAGATTCGCGTTGATGAGAACGTCGAGCGCCTTCTGCACGCCCTTCGAGTCGCGCCACTGCGCCATGAAGAGCGAATCGAACTTACGTCCGATCGCCGCCTCTTCCGGCGAACCCGACGCGCCGATGAAGCGAATCGGATCCGTCGTGCCGAAAACCATGTTCATGATGCGCGCGGCGTGCGACCAGATGATCGTGTAGAGCAGAGGAACCGAAAGCTTGTGCTTGTGGACGTGGTACTGGCCGGATCTAAAGCCGCGATACAGGTTATAGATCTTCGGCAGTTGCCGGCGATACGTCCAGTAATGGTTCTCCGAAGTGATACGAAGCGAATTGACCCAGTTAACAACTTGCTGTTGCCGGGCCTTCTCGTTCGGAGCAATCGGGATCATCGAGCCGTATGTAGACATCTATCGTTGCCCCGCTAGTTGCGAGAAGTAGGGAGGAAGCGTAGGCCGAATCATACCATTCGGGCCGCACACAAATCACGGACGAGGATTACGTCCAGCGCGCAGTAGCGGAGAAGCTCCACGATCCGCTGAACGCCCTCGACGCGACCCATCAAACCGTCCTGGTACATCTTCGGCGCCATTGCCCCGGATCCGGTCTTGCCTCTTCCGAGCGTCGCCTGAGCGATGTTTTCGAGCTTCAAGCCCTTGCGATTCCCTGTCGTCTGGACGAGGACGTTCAGAAGGTCGAGATGCTCGCGAATGTCGAGCTTACGCCCCACCAGTCCTTCGAGCGCTGGCACGTCGAAACCGATCCCATTGAACGAAATCACGACCTGCGGCCCCTCTAGATCGCGGACAAGCTGCTCTACATCGTTAGGTCCGTAGACCCACGTATGATTCGACTCAGAATCATAGAGGCAAGCGACCGAAAAGCCGCTCAAACCCTTCCGAGCGCCGTCCCAACCGCCGGGCGTCTCTTCGATCGACTTTGCGATCTCAATGTCAAAGATCCGATAGGGGATTGAAGGACTGGTGGGGGTGTTCGTGTCCATTGCGTGCCGCCTTTCTACTTCCACGGGTCGTTGTCGAACAGAATCGTGTCGATTACTTCGGGGTTGAACTGGTTCTGATTGAAACCGGACTGGTTGCCGATCAATTCGTCGTCATCAGGTCCGCGCTGAGACGATCCGTACGAACGTTCGGTCATGAGCGGCGTTTGAACGATGTAGACGTCGGGATGAAACAGATCTGCCGCCGCATCGGCGACGTCAACGATCTTATCGACCTCGAAACGCGACATTTGCGAGACGAGTTTGTGGATTCCGGGCGCCCCGCGCACAAGTTTGATGCGGCCGTCTGCCCAGAAGCCGGCTGCGACACGCAAACGGCGGATTTTCTTCGCGTTCTTGCCGCCGCCGCGCGGGATTTCGAGCGTGGGCGGGCACATGACGCCCTTTGCGTGGCACATGTTCATCAGATAGTGGAACCAAGCACCGATTTTGCCCGGCGAACGCTCGTCGGTGATCTTGTAGATACGTTTTCCCTGCGCTTGGTACTGCTGGATCTCGATTACCAGTCGTTCGGTGAAGTCTTCAATGCGATCGGTGCGTGAAGAGTAGGCTTTGACGACGTAGTAGTCGGCTTTGTTGAGCCGAGAGTCGCGCTTTGCGATGACGTACGCCGATTCACAAGCCTCGGTCGCGATGACTTGAGGATTTTCCTTGAATGCAGTATCGACGCAGATGATGTAGTCGCCGGGAATGTCCTTCATGTCTTCAGCCTTCACCCACATCTCGGACATTTGCGACAGATCCAAGCCCATATGATCTCCGCGCGCCGGCTGATTCATCATCTGGTTCCAGAATTCAAGCGTGTTCGAGGCTTCGTAGCGGTCGAGATCCTCCGTCGTGTTGAGTTCTGAGGCGATACTTTCGTTCGTATCGGGATCGCGGACCTGCAAATGGTAGACGTCCCACTCGCCGTTAGGACGAATTTCGACGCGCGAGTCCCACATCGGGTGCCCGGTCCACGAACGCACGCCTTCCTGATGCTGATAGTGCCCATGTGGATCGTCGGGGTTGTAGCGCGTCATCGTGATTTCGTAGATCGAGCACTCCGGCATCGCAGGACGAGTCGCGATCACCGACGTGTTTGCGTCGTTCAGATGCGCTGAACCATCGATCTTGAGCTTTTCACGATCGACGGGATCATCGAGTTCAGCAATGTCGGGGTGATGGCCCTTGAAGCCAGTCTTGATCGAGAAGATCTGGAAGGACGGCTCCTTGCGAGCAACGTTCTTACGAGCGCCGTGAACCATAGAGTTCTTTTCGATGCGGCGCTTCTCGTCGTACCAGTTGCCGTAATAGATTCCGAACGCGCTGTAAGCGTCTTCACCCTCGTAGACCTTTGGAATCGACGAGAAGATCTCACGCGCAAGGTCGTCATCGGACGAGCCGAGACGAACAGCAAAGTCGGGGTTTTCGAGCATCGCCCACATCTTCGAAGCGACGTTGATCGTTGTCTTTAGGAAACCGCGCGGCAACGCCGTTTGCAGACGGACTCTGCAAGGTTTGCCGGCCCGATACGCATCGAACATCCGATAGTAATGATTCTGCTTCCAACGGCAGTACGGCAGATGGATTTTGCGCAGGAACCACTGCTTCGTCGGATTGTCCTTCATGAAAGCGTCCATTCCGTGAACCTTCTTCATGTACCAGAAGAGCGAGTCGGGATGGCGCGATCGAGGCGTACAGATCGACCGCCAGAAGTCACGCTGAGCCTTACGCGGCCACGGCGGCTTAACTGACGGACTGGTGGGGGGCAGCATCAGAGGGGCTTCTCAGGAAGCTTGCCGCCGGGAGGAACAGTTCCACGGCGGTTGAGCTTCTTCATGCGGACGTGATAGTGCGCGAGAGTAGCCGGACGAGCGAGCTTCGACATGGTTTCTTTGTAGCGCCAAAAGATGATGAGCAATTCGAGCGCCGGACTTTTGACGATGAGGTAAGGCTCGATCTTGAGGGCGAGATCGTAGGCGTCAGGACCGGAGAGCGTCCAACGCCAGGATTTGCGCCAACCTCTGTCGTCGCCTTTGTGGCCGGCCGCATGAGCGCCGAGCGCTCCGCCGTACTTTTCTTTGATGAAGTTCAGAACGCGATAGTCGCAGTTCGTAATTGCGATGCGGCAACTGTAGGTGAAGCCGCCTTTCGGACTTATGAAGCGCGAGATCGAGAAGTGTCCCTCACCGTCGATGAAGCCGGCGAGCCATTGGTAGTTGAGCTTTTTGCGGTCACGCGCGTCGCGCCGCTGTGAGTTGATTCGCCGCGAATGCCAGATCGGTCCTTCGTTCTTTTCTTCGGACATTGCGAATCCTTTCTTAGTGGCGCAACCACCAGAGAAGGTCGATCCACGAAGCGATAGAAGTGATGAGCATGAGCATTACGCGTTCTCCTTTGCGAGATCCGGCTGAACCGTGATCGTCGGTAGACTTGCTACGACCTTCTGATCTTGTGCGAAGCGTTCCATGCCGCGAACGCACGCGGTACGTACAGCTTCTTCGCCGCCCCATGCCATCAGAGCTTCGACCATATCAGAGACTTGATCGATCGCGTCTTCGAGCGTTTCGGGCGGAGGACTTCCGACTTCTTCGCCGCTCTTGTCTTGGCGAAGCATCTTCTCGATTTCGTTGTTGGCGCGAATGACGTGATCCGGCGCGCCATGCTCCACGAGTGCATAGAGCTTCGCAAGTCGCTGTTCACGCGAGAGCGGCGCCGTTCCTTCTAGCACGCCTTCAGCATCAGCGAGAAGCTCAGGCGTCGAGATTGTAGGACTGGGGGATGGGCGCTCTGACGGCTTCGTGGGCGTATTCGGATAGCGGGGAA